GGTTCTTTTTCTGATTTTATTGAAATGTTTGGCAATCCAGTAGCTGGTGGCTCTGGCGATGATGTTTGGAGAGATGGCAACTTTACTTCTCCCATGTATGCAACTTACGCTGCACAGGCTTGGTTGAGAAACTCCAATAAGGCTACAATCGTAAGATTGTTGGGCGATCAAGATGAAAATGCAACTGGTACAAAAGCCGGTTGGAAATTTACTAGCGGCGATACTTGGGGCTTATTTTTAATTGATTCAGGTTCTTCAAATGGTACACTAGCTGCTGTATTTTATACAGATGGCACAACAGAATTTCAATTATCCGGCGCAATAAGAGCAGGTTCAACACAAATAGCAGGCACAAGTTCTGTAATACAAAGTTTGTCATCTGATGGTCCAACCTATTTTATTGGGCAATTCTCTGGTTCCACTACTGGCGTAACAGATAAAACCAAATTTAACTTTGATGAAAACAGCGAATTCTACATTCGTAAAGTTTTCAATACAAATCCAATATTAACAAATACAACTGTGACACTAACATCCGCTCAAAAGAAATACTTTTTGGGTGAAACATATGAAGAGAACGTAAGAAATGTTGTAACTTCATCTGCCACTAATTTTGGTGTTGTATTTAAGCTAGAGAGCGGTAGCGCCGATTTTGGTGATCACAACTCTCCAAGCGTCAAATCAAGAACTGGCTGGGTATTCTCCCAAGATTTGGGAACATCTAGTGCATTCGTTGCCACACAAAAACAACAACTATTTTACTTTGAAGATTTAGGCTCTGGCGAATCAAATCAAAGAAGATTTAAGATTTCTATTCAAGATGTTAAGCCATCTAGCAATACCTCCGATCCATATGGAACATTCACAGTTGTTGTAAGAGAAGCAAATGATAGTGATGCTTCGCCAAAAATCGTTGAATCATTTGCTGGATGTAATCTAAATCCATTCTCTGAAAACTATATTGCTAAGAAGATTGGTGATCAAAAATTAGTTTGGTCTGACTCTACAAACATGTATACTCTTCTTGGCAATTACCCAAATCGTTCTAAGTTTGTGAGAGTTGTAACAAACGACGACTTAGATGCTGGTTCACTAAATCCAGCTTATTTACCATTCGGCTGTTATTTACCACCAAGACCAAGAGGATTTGGTATATCTCTAGGGACTTTATCTAATAGCACTTTGGCTATTTCGCCAACAAGCAATGTAGAAACTGGTTCTGGCGCATTGACTTCGACAATAACATATCCAAAATTTGTCTTGAGAAATGATACCACAACTGGCTCATTGAGCGCTCCAACAAATGCATATTGGGGTGCAACATACAACAAGAAATCAAATCTACTATATACCGATAAGAGCTATATTGATTTGGTTCGCTTCATATCGACAACTGTAACTGATACGGTTCAAGATACATTCACTCTTGACGATATTAGTGGTAGCTCATTAACTGCTACGTCATTTACATATGTAAGTGGTAGCAGATTAGCTGGAACATCTTTAACAGCCAGATTTGGTTATACTGGCTCATTAAACGTTGGTATCAATAGATTTAATGTTCCTCTATACGGCGGCTTTGACGGCTTTGACGTTAGAGAGAGCGATCCATTTAATAACAATGATATGAGCGGAAAAAATGCACTAAATCATTATGCTGTTTACTCTGCTGTTAAGGCAATAAACGCCGTGTCAGACGCTGAAAGAGTCGAAATGAATCTATTGGCAGTCCCCGGCATCACAAATGCTACAGTTACAGATAAGATGATTGCTGTCGCAGAAGCTCGCGGTGATGCTTTGTCAATCATTGATTTGCCCGGTGTTTATACACCACGCCATGAAAGCGCCACAGCTTATGGCTTAGGCAATGGTGGTTCTGGTGGTGATGGTTCAAGCAATCTTGATAATGTTATCTCTACTTTAAGAGATAGAGGCATCAATTCAAGCTACGCTTGTACCTACTATCCTTGGGTAAGAATTAGAGATACAATTAACAATGCTACATTGTGGGCACCACCTTCCATTGCTGCCTTGGGCGTATTCTCAAGCACTGATAGAAGAGCCGAGCCTTGGTTTGCCCCTGCTGGCTTCACAAGAGGCGGTTTATCAGAAGGCGCTGCTGGTATTCCAGTAATCCAAGTTTCTGAACAACTAACCTCCAAGCAAAGAGATAAGCTATACGAGGCAAACATTAATCCTATCGCTCAATTCCCAGCAGAAGGTATCGTTGTATTTGGTCAAAAGACCCTACAAGTTACACGTTCTGCTCTAGACAGAATTAATGTTAGAAGATTAATGATTTATCTAAAGAAAGAAGTTTCAAGAATCGCTGCAAGATCACTCTTCAATCCAAATATTGAAGTAACTTGGAACGCCTTCTTGGGACAAGTCAATCCTCTAATGGCAAGCGTTAAAACAAGATTTGGTCTGGATGATTACAGAGTAATTCTTGATAGAACTACAACCACACCAGATTTGATTGACCAAAATATTATGTATGCGAAGATCTTCTTGAAGCCAACAAGAGCCATTGAATTCATCGCAATAGATTTTGTAATCACCAATTCAGGTGCGTCATTCCAAGATTAATAGGAGAATAGAATATGCCAGCAGCTTCATTTTGGTCAGACCCTAAATTAGATCCAAAGCGCCAATATAGATTTGTCGTTTATATCAATCAGTTTGATCCATTTATTGCAAAAACAGTTAAAAAACCAAGCTTTGTAGTTGGTGTTTCAAGACACCAATATTTGGGACACGAATTTAAATATCCAACCACTATCAAGTGGAATGATATTACAATGACATTTGCCGATCCCGGTCAACCAGATGTAACAAAGTCGTTTGTGAACTTGTTGAGAAATTCGGGTTATAATTATCCAACTGATAAAAATAATTATGAAACAATTTCCCGTGATAAAGCCACTACTGCCTTGGGTCAAGTCAGAATTCAACAAATCGATGCAGAAGGCAACCCTTCAGAAGAATGGGTTCTAAATAATGCATTTGTTACAAACGTTGAATTTGGTCAATTATCATACGCCAGCGAAGATATGGTTGAAATTTCAGTAACAATGGTATATGATTGGGCACAAATTTCAGATTCAGTTGGTGGCAATCCATATATTGAAGCGCCATAATATAATATTTAAATGAGGTTTTTATGCGGAATAAAGAAAGATTAAGTGCTGCACATGCAGAAGATGTTGCGGCACTTATCAATAGTCATGAAACAAAAGTTAATAATCCAGTAGAAATAGCAACCCCAACACAATTAGTCGATTTACCATCTAGGGGTTTATTCTACCCCGCAGATCATCCTTGGCATAATAAAGAAAGTGTTGAAATTCGTTTTATGACAGCCAAGGACGAAGATATTCTTATAAACAAAAGCTACATTCAAAAAGGTGTTGTAATAGATAAATTATTATCAAGTGTTCTATTGGATAAAAGAGTTAACTTGGATAGTATTCTTTTATGTGACAAAAGTGCTTTAGTTGTTGCGGCAAGAATGACTGGCTACGGTTCAGAATATACTGCTGAAATAGCTTGCCCATCTTGTACAAAGAATAGCAAATTTAATTTTAATCTTGATCTTTTTACTAATATCTTTCCAGAAGATGAAAAACTAGAAAGTGCTGAAGTGACTTTAACTGAGAATTTAACATTCTCACTAGAATTACCAAAGACAAAAGCCAATGTTGAATTTAAATTATTAAATGGTGCCGATGAAAAAAGATTGACTCATTTGGCTGAGACGAAGAAAAAACAAAACTTGCCCGATTCATCATTAACAGATCAAGTAAAGCAGTACGTTGTGTCAATTAATTATGAATCAGATAAATCTTATATTAATAAGTTTATTGATTCAATGCCAGCCTTTGATGCCAAGTTTTTGCGTAGAATGTATAACAATGTAACACCTTCAGTTAATAATCGACAAGAATTTAACTGTATTCACTGCGGCGAATCCCAAGAGGTAGAGGTGCCTCTAACCGTTGGCTTTTTTTGGCCTGAGTGATAGATACATCCAATCTGTTTACGAACAGATATTTCAAATGAAATACTATGGTGGCTGGAGCTTTTTTGAACTCTATAACCTTCCAGTCACCATTAGAAATTGGTATTATAATCGCCTTGTAGACGAAAAGAAAAAAGAAGCAGAAGCACAGGAAAAAGCTCAAAATTCCCAATAGTCACTATTTATCTTTAGTATGTATAAGGAATAGTAATTATGGCTTTAGAACAAGAGGCGATAAAAATTACAGAGCAATATGAGAGTCAAATAAAGGCTGCAAAAGAACTCGCAACTTTGCGTGAAAAAGAGATGGCTTTATTGAATGCAGAATTGGAATTAGAGCAAAAAATACAAGACATAGTAAAAGCCAATTTTTCTACAACAAAAGAACTTGCAGATGTTAAAGCAAAAGAGTTAGAATATACCAAGGCTAAAAAAGAACTTGAAGAAGCCATAAATAATAATGATCAACAAAAAATAGTATTAGCACAAAGTAATCTTGAAGCCAAAATTAAAGATTATGAAACATCGAAACAGGCTTTAAAATCCGAGAAAGATAAAATAAAAGCCTTTGAAGATCAAGTTAAAAAAATCCAACAAGTTGGAGAATCTCTTAAAAAATCATATAAAGATGGCGAAGATGCAGCAAAAAAAATGTTTGGCGTTTCGCAAAGCTTTTTTGATCAATTTAAAGGAAAGTCGGCAGACGAAGTAGGGCAATTCTTTACAGGTTTTATGAAGCAAGCCGTATCTATGGGATCAATATTCTCTGGTCTTGCTCAAGCTGCTGATAAGATTGGCAAGGCTTTATTAGATGGTTTTAATTTTCCCATTCTTGGAACGAGAATAAAAGGTCTTAGAGAGCTTGTTACAGATGTTTTGAAAGGTCCAGCAGAAGCTTTTAAAAAGTTTGGCTTCTTGGAACAATATGAAAATTCAATAGAAAGTATGCGCCAAAGAATGTTGGGCACTGGTGTTGCTGAAAAAGAACTGCGTGATGCATTTGGTAATTTAAATCAAGTTATCGCTCAATTCCCAAGTTATTCAAAGAAAACTCAAGAAAGCCTTGCAAATACTCAAATAAGATTATCACAACTTGGAGTTGATGGCAGAACTGCCGCCACATCAATGAATAATTTTATGAAAGTGTTTGGGCAAACTGCAACACAAGCAGCAGAATCATCTGCAAAATTAGCTGAATTTTCTTTAAAACTTGGTCAAGGCACAAAAGGTCTAGAAGATTTTACTACAATGGCTCCAAAATTGGCTGGTTTTGGTGACAAAGCAGTTTCTGTTTTTAAAGAAACTGCATCGGCAGCCAAGTTTCTTGGTATGGAAACTAAAGAATTATTTGATCTAATGGATCGATATGACACATTTGATAAAGCAGCCGAAGCTGCTGGTGAATTAAATGCTGCGTTCGGAGGACCATTTATCGGCTCTATGGAATTAATGCAGGCATCATTAGAAGGCGGGACGCTAGAAACGCTCACTTTAATCCAAGGAGCTTTTCAAAAAGCTGGCATTGAAGTGGAAAAGTTGAGCAGAGCAGAAAAAAAATATTTTGCAAGCACTCTTGGAATGACAGAAGATCAACTAAAAGCTGTCGGAAAAGGCTCTGAAGGTATTCAAAAATATGTTAAAGACCAAGAAGCAGCAACAAAAAAACAAGAAGATTTAAATGCTCTAGCTGCAAAGACACAAGATATTTTTATGAAAATTCAGAGTGCGTTTGCTGCTGCATTTGGAGATCAAAAAACCATAGAATCTCTTGAAAAGATGGTTCGTTTTATGGCTAAAGCGGCAAATTTTATGGCAAATATGGTTTCTACCGCGAAATCTTTGATTCCTGCGCTTGCAGCAATAACTGCTGTTGGAGGCTTTGTTGCCTTGGCTGGCGCAATAAGAACAGTTATTGGAGTAATCCAATTAATGCGGGTGGCAACAATTAGATCAGCAATTGCAAAAGCTGTTGAATTAGCATTCGGTGGTCCTGCCGGTTGGGCAGCATTGGGAATTAGTGCGGCTGTGGCTGGTGGTGCAGCGCTTTTGATATCTTCAAAATTTGGCGAAGGTGGCGAAGGTGCGGGTGCTGCTGGCGAAGTTACAAGCGCAGTAGGCGGCAATAAAGGTGTAGGTGGGCAAGTAACAATTGAAACTGAAGATGTTGAGGATGCTGTTGCTCCCGGTGGTTCAATGATTATGACGCCCTCTGGAAGAGCATTAAAAACAAGTTCTGCTGATACAATTACGGCATCAAAAGAAGGTGGTGCGTTAAATGAGTTAGCAAAAGAATTTTCTTCAATGAGAGCCATGTTGCAAAAAGTATTAGAAAACCCAGTTCAACCAAAACTTGTCGTTGATGGCAGAGAACTTAGCAAGAGCATAAGGGAAAGCGATACAAATAATCCATTTATTGGCAAATCGCCAATAAACATTGGCTAATAAATAGAGGTAATTAATTATGGCAAATTATGCACTAACTCCATTTACAGAACAATTTTCAATAGACATACAGCATGTTCCAAGTGGTCGAGAAGTTAATTTTGATGCATTTTTAATTTCTCTAGGAGATTCTTTTAAGCCAAACTTTAAATCAACTCCAGTATATGGTAGAATGGACAGCATAGTCAACTATCAAAATACTTCAAGAACAATTTCATTGTCTTTTGCAGTTCCTGCAAAATCAGAAAACCACGCCATCGTTAATCTTGAAAATATTAACGAACTTGCAAAATTTCAATATCCTTCTTATCACGTACAAGGTCAAGCAAGCGGAATAGCTTCCGCGCCAATATGTAAATTAAAATTTCATAATTTAATTCAGTTTGCTGGCAATTATTTATATGGGCATTTTTCATCAATAGATTTTTCACCAGTAAACGAATCTGGATATTTTACGGTCGTAGGCACAAATAACTCAGTTAGAATTTATCCTAAAGAATATAAATTATCTCTTTCATTTACCGTATTGCATACAAAGCCGCTTGGGTGGAACAGAATAACATTTTCAACTGTTAATTTTCCTTATAATATTGGGCAAACACAAGAAGCAGAAGAACAGGCGGCGGTATACCGAGAGGGAGGATCGAATCCTGTTGATTCGCGCGCTCAAGCAGTTAATGAAGTATTGGGCGAAGTAGTATAAATATAAGGAACAAAATATAAATGGCAAGTAGATTTTTAAATCGCAAAATTATAACAAATGACAATTTTTTGTATTATCAAAAAATGTTTGATAAAGGAGTTAGAAATTTTAAGCAATATGAATCTGCCACATTAAAATATCCAACTGTCAATGAGATAACAAATCTACAAATAGTTTCTCATATTTGGAAACAAGGCGATTCGTATGAAAAGCTTGCTTTTAAATATTATCAAGATTCAACTTATTGGTGGATTATTGCTCATTATAATGAAAAACCAACAGAACAACATGTTAGTATTGGCGAGAGTATCGAAATTCCCTTACCTTTATTTTTAATATTAGATTTTCTAGGATAAAACAATGGCTGATGTAGCACAAACGGCATATTTAAAAGGTCAATTTGGCATATTTGATTTTAATAAGTTTGATGTAAATGAAATAACACAATATATGCTATATGACACGTTATTTAAAAACGGCGTTGATGGTCTTTTACCTCCAGAGGCTCAAGGAAGCCCTCCTGAATATAGTATTTATTCTATAGATACCACAAAAGAAAAAACAAATTTATCAACCAGCGAATTGATGAACTTGTTTATTTCTAAAAAATATGATCTTGACTTGTTGCAAGTAAACAACAAAGATCTGGCTTCTCTCATATCTTATATTAAATTACAAAGAGTCCCATTTAAAAAAGGAAAATTATTATATGGTGGAGCCTATAATTTCATATTTGATTCATATTATAATAAAAACAGCTTAGTACAAACATTAGAAGATAGAGGAAATACTTGTGGTATTACTTCTTTAAAAATTGATGTTCATAGCAATTCTGGCGCATACTACACTTA